GTTCACGCGTTGTGCACATTTGTTGTTTTTGAAGAGGCCAGGTACACTTAGCCTCCTGACAGCACTACTCGAGTGCCGCTCCAGGAATGAAGTTAGCCGCAAAGTAAGCGGTTCCCTGCTGAAGAGTGGTCGACTGCCCGAAAACGAGCTCCCAATCACCCATCTGTGCAAAAGTACCGTCCTTCAAAGCGACCGCATACAGGTCCATTTGAACCGTACCATCATCCCATACCACCGCACCATTAACGGCGTTCGAAGAGAGTGCGCCATAAAGCACGCACCCAGGCTCCAAAGGCCGCACGGTAGGATCAGACACAGTGTGCCAGAACAGGGTTCCAGCACCGCTGTTGTCATACCCGATGAACCGCATGGCAACGAGATAGTTGACGCCGTCCTCTGGCGGGGTCCCGTTAAGGATCCCGTTTGCTCCAGCGGGGGGGGGCCAACCCATGTCGCCGCCAAACGTGAACTCCAGGGCGGTCCTACCGAGGGTGTTCGCCGCGACGTTGAACTGAATAGCGATTTCGAGTTCCTGCTCATCGCTGACAGAGTAAGACAGAATCGGATTCGAAAACTCGACGTCATAGGTGACAATGACGTCACCAAGCACCAAGTTCGAAAGGATCGTGTCCAACACGCCAACATAGAGATTACCACCAAAACTGAAGCGAGATGGGTCAGGGTCATTAAGAGCGAGCTCCTTCACGACCTTCTCCGGCTGCACAACAAGAGAAACAGGGTTCTCATTGTAGACAGACGTAGTGACCATCTGCCCGTTTGTGGTAGCGTGGGAAACTTCGTCGGTACCAGTGTCCACCGCGGGCATTAGGGGGTCAGCCACGTACTGAAGGTAGATTGAACCACGGTCAGTAGACGCAGCACATGAGGTGTAAGTAATCGTTACGTGCTTGAACGAAACATTCTGCCAATTGCGCGAAGCTTGGTACAGGGCGCCGCCGAAGGCTCCAGGCGAGAGCATCTTATGAAACAGACGCTCACCAGGGCCTCGATTGGGCTGGCGTGTCAAGTACTTGACGTTCGTGTCAATCGTTCCAAGCCATTGCTGGCACTGAAACTGCAGGTGTTGTCCTTTGCCGTTGACGTACTCGTGGCTCCTCATGCCACCAAAACGCATTGTGCGGGAGGCGGAAACGCCGTTGATCTGGGACAGCTCCTTCGCGCTTGCGCGCGGCAGAGCCGCATTGCCATACGTGTGCGGTATGCGTCCAATGTTCTTGCCAGTCTCCTTGCGGATAATGTCAACAAACATCTTATGCGTCTTGCCCACGATAGCACCAGTTCGCGCCTTCGCCGGGGTAGCCTTAGGCGCAGGGGCCTTGGTTACAGGAGGAACAGGCTTGCTAACCCCTCTAGGGGGGCCACCAGCTCCATTACCTCCGTTACCACTGCCTCCACTTCCTTCAGATCGGCTTGCCCTGGGAGGAGCAGCATTTCCGCTAAGGGCAGCGTGCTGTCCAACAAGCTTGTTAAGCTTCCTAACTCGGCCTTGGAGACCGGCGAGTTCGACAGGAGCTTGTTGACCACCCCCGTTGGGGGCGGATTT